GACAGCCCTTCCAGAACCAACCGTCACACTATCCCGCCTTATCGACGCAGCACAGCAGCAAAGTCCCCCGCGTCCGCATATGGGCTGCTCTATGCTAGGGCATCCCTGCGATCGCTATCTTTGGCTGTCTTTTCGATGGACGGTGATAGACCAATTTCCCGGCCGCATCCTTCGCCTGTTTCGGCGCGGCCACCAGGAGGAGGATAATATCCTTGCCGATTTGGTCGCCGCTGGCCTCACCATAATCAGCACACAGACGAAGGTGGACTTCGGCTCTCATGTGGCCGGTTCTGCCGACGCGGTAATCAGTGGCGTTCCCGAAGCGCCACAAAAGCCCCACCTTGCAGAATTTAAGACCCACAGCCTCGCATCATTCAAGGCGCTGGAGAAAGAGGGTGTCGAGAAGTCAAAACCCATGCATTTCGTGCAGATGCAGGTCTATATGCTGGGGCTTGGTCTGGACCGTGCGCTATATTACGCCGTCTGCAAGGACAATGACCATATCCACACAGAGAGGGTCAGGCTTGACAAGATTGTGGCCGAGAAGGCCGTCGCGCGGGGCCGAAGGCTGGCCATGGAGGAGCGCTTGCCCCCTCCCATTTCCACCGACCCGACGTGGTGGCAGTGCAAATTCTGCCCCGCGCACAGATTTTGTCACCAGACCCACCTGACCAAGGAGGTGAATTGCCGCACCTGCGCCCTCGTCACGCCACTGCCCAATGGCCAATTCCATTGCGAGAAGCATAAGGCCGATATTCCTGTGGATTGGCAACGCAAAGGTTGCCCTGACCATGTGCTGCATCCCGATCTGGTGCCATGGAAACAGACTGGCGGGACCGAGGAGACAGCAACCTATCTGGTCGATGGTGTTGATGTTGTGAATGGCGGCGGCGCTACCCCAAGTCTGGAATTGGTGCGCGGCCATGTTGCGTGATTATCAACAAAGGGCCGTCGATCAGCTTTACGACTGGTTCGGATCCAATGAGGGGAACCCATGTCTTGTGCTTCCGACTGGCGCTGGCAAGTCGCATATAATCGCGCACCTGTGCAAGGACGCTCTCCAAAACTGGCCGGGGACCCGCATTTTGATGCTGACCCATATCGGTGAATTGATTGTGCAAAACGCCGCACAGCTTAGGCTCCACTGGCCAAACGCCCCAATGGGGATTTATTCCGCGTCCGTTGGCAAGCGTCAACTTGGGGAGCCGATCACTTTCGCTGGCATCCAGTCGATCCATCGCAAAGCCGATTTAATCGGGCATATCGATCTGGTATTTATCGATGAATGCCACCTCGTCAGCCACAAGGATGAGGGGACATATCGCATCTTTCTGGAGGCGCTAAAGTCAACCAACCCGGCGCTAAGGGTCGTGGGATTGACCGCTACCCCGATGCGCCTTGGTCATGGCCTTATCACTGACAAGCCAGCCCTGTTTGATGATTTGATTGATCCTGTCACAATAGAGGAACTCATCTATAAGGGCCATCTGGCCCCGCTCCATAGCAAGGTGACGAGCCTTCGTTACGATTTGGGCGACGTGCATAAGCGCGGCGGCGAATGGATCGAAAGCGAACTGCAAGCCGCTGTTGATACAGACCGAAACAATCAAGAGGTTGTGGAGGAAGTTATCGCCCTGGCTGGCAACCGCAAGGCATGGCTGTTTTTCTGCACAGGCGTTGCCCATGCCCAGCATATCGCCGCCATTCTTTCCGCCAAAGGCATTAGGGCTGGCTGCGTAACGGGCGCGACACCCAAGGCCGAGCGCAAGGCTCTTATAGAGCAATTCAAAGCCGGGGAAATACGCGCCCTGACGAACGCGAATGTCCTTACTACCGGGTTCGATTATCCAGACATTGATCTGATTGCCCTACTTAGGCCCACCATGTCAGCCGCGCTCTACATCCAGATGGCGGGCCGGGGGTTGCGCCCCAAGTCCCACACCGACCATTGCCTTGTCCTGGACTTCGCTGGTGTGGTGGAGAAGCATGGGCCTATTACCGCGATCAACGTCACCAAGGCGAAGCGTAAAGGCGAGGGCGAGGGCGAAGCGCCGGTCAAGATTTGCGAAAACTGCGATGAGATTGTGCATATCAGCATTATGACATGCCCGACTTGTGGCGCACCTTTCCCCATTCCTGAAAAGCCCAAACTGACGCTCCGCAACGATGATATAATGGGTCTGGAGGCGGAAGAAATTGCCGTGTCCAACTGGAACTGGCGCCAACATATCAGCCGTAGCAGTGGCAAGGAGATGTTGGCAGTTACCTATTATGGTGCCCTGTCTGACCCGTCGATAACGGAATATTTGACCATATGCCATAGCGGCTATGCGGGAGACTCAGCATGGCGCAAGCTAGGGGAAATTGCCAGCAAGGCGGCAGTATCTTTCGATCAGAAAGAGGATTTAGAGGAGATGGCCGACCGGCTTAACTTGGGCGCTCATCCAGCCTCCATCCAATATAACAAAGACGGGAAGTTTTTCCGCGTCCTTAGAAGGGAATGGTAATGGCGCGTCATAGCGAACCACAATTTTTGACAGATTATTGGGCGTGGATCAAGAATGGTCCACCTTCCTGCTGCCATACCTGTGAGCATTATAATGGGCATGGGATGTGCGAGAAATTCGATATGGAGCCACCAGAGGAATTTGCGGCATCCGTTGGGGAGTGCCCATCATGGGTTTGCCAAGTCCCCTTTTAATTATTCCCGTTTTAATATATAAAACCCGCTATAGCGGAGGTTTTATGAAAAAATGCTTTAAATGCAATTGTTTAAAAAATTTAGATGAATTTTATAAACATCCTAAAATGGCTGATGGTCACGTCAATAAGTGCAAAGAATGCAATAAAAAAGACGTTAAAAATAACCGATCCAAGAAATTAAATTATTACAGAGAATATGATAAAATGCGCTTTCAGCGCGATGAACATAGAAAAAAATATAACAGAGATTGGATGAAGTCTGAAAAAGGTGCAGAATTTATAATTGCGTATCGCGAAAAGTGGCAGGACAGTAATCCAGAAAAAAAGGCGGCTCATGATATAGTCAGAGCCGCAGTAAGTTCTGGAAAATTGAAAAAGCCGGATAATTGCTCAAATTGTGGTGACTACACAGAAAAAAGAATGCTCCACGGTCATCATGGCGATTACAATAAGCCTCTAGCTGTGGAATGGTTATGTATTTGGTGTCACTCCAAGCATCATTATCCAAATGAATATAGGACAAGATTTTAATGGCATGGCAACTTCCCACGGACCGGATGCCCACCGAGCATGAGGAACAGGCTGATTTTGTCCGATGGTTCCGCCGGACCTATGATGGGGTCCGCATATTCGCCATACCAAACGGAGGAGAGCGCAAGAAGATAGACGCCATGCGACTAAAGGTCGAAGGCGTTTCAAGGGGCGTCCCCGACCTATGTATTCCGGCATGGAAAACATGGGTTGAGATGAAACGCCAGGATGGCGGGACTGTCAGCACCGATCAAAAGGACTGGAAAGCCTACCTTGAGGGGATAGGCTATACTGTCCTGATATGCCGGGGATCAATTGCAGCGCAAGTGGCTATAGCAACCCTAACCCAAGGACAACCGACATGAACATGGTAGAGAAAATGGCGAGGGCGATAATGATGGCGCGGCCCAACGGCGGCTGCAATGTTGTCGATTGGGAAAGAGAGGGGCAAGAAAATCCACATGTCGAGCAAGCCATAAAGTCAGCCCGCGCCGTCCTCACCGCCCTATCTGAGCCTACGGAGGAGATGATCGCCGCTGCGCTCGAAACCAACAGCCGTTTTGGGAAATCGGCCATGGCTAATATCTGGCAAGCCATGCTCGCTGCCGCATCCAAGGACTAGACGCCACCCCGTGATGTGGTAAGGTGGTTTTGGGATGGTGGTTTGTATCTAGCCTGTCCGCAGGGTAGAGCCATATCGTGAGACTGGCTGATGCCATCCCAACCAATATCGAACCGGGGCGGCCTCTCACAGAAGCACACTGCCCCGGTCTTGGCCACGGTAGCCCAAATGGTAGAGGCAAGAGACTTAAAATCTTTCCAAGTGTCAGTTCAAGTCTGACCTGTGGCACCAAAGGAAAAACATGGGCAAGCTGAAAAACAAACTCGTCATTGTGGAGTGGGAGGATAGCGCCCAACCTACTCCGGGATGGCAATACCGACGCGGCTGGAAGGTTGGGGCGGTCATAAAGATCGCGACAGTAGGTTGGCTGGTCCATGATGGAAAAAAAGTGAAGGCCGTCGCTCAAAATGTCGGGGGTCTGGATAAGAGAGTTCCTCCGCAAATGTGTGGCGTGATCCATATCCCAACCCGGTGCGTCATATCCATAAATGAACTGACTGAGAAATAATTGACGCACACCCTAATCCCCACCTACCTATCCGCCTTCCACCGCACACATGGAAAAGCCCTGCCAGTCTCCCTAGAGTACCGGCAGGGCGCTTTCGTATTTGGCGATGGGATAACCGTGTCGGAGGATCAGCTTCGGGTCATGTTGCGGACGGTGGAGGAGATGGCATCCCCATCTTACGCACCCGCGTAAATGGTACGCCGATCATGCGGGCTATAACCTTCTCCGGGATACGCCGCTTTTTCATGGTCATTATTCGTTCGTTAATCGCGTGTTGTTCTGCCTGTCGCTCTTTGCGACGTTGTACAGATGCGAGAGCTTCAGACTTTGTTGGCCTGTGGGTCATCCCATCCCCCGTATATGCGCGATAATCGGCAGATCGTCCGGCATGGCGTCCAACGCCTGCAACGTCTCGTCCAGCGCGGTCTGTGCGTCTCTGACCTCGCGCTGGTAGACGATGACCTTGGCGAGGGCTTTGGTCAGGCGCTTTTGGCGGAGGGCTGCTATCTCCTCCAGCCGGTCGCGCGTTTGGTTCTCGGGTGGGATCACCGTCAAACCCTCATCGGCATTATGGCGCGGGTCATAGTCACGTCGCCATCGTGGAACGAGAATGCCGCGCTGGAATCGGTCATCCGCAATTCAACCTCGCCATGGCAGTTAGCCAGCATCATCTGGAAATAGGCCGCGTTGAAGCCGAATTTCTCAGCGCCATTAGGCCATGCCATTGATGTTGGAATGGTAGCTGTGCCATATTCGATGTTTTTCGTCTGGATTGCCAGCCGACCAGCATTCGGCGCGAATGAGATAGCCCGCGTCCGCTCGCTCAGTATCACAGTGGCCTGATTGATCGCGGTCACGATCTCGCCCTTCTGCATCTTCATGGCGTGCTTGTGTTCTGTCGGAATGACTCGCTGCCAGTCGGGAAATGTGCCGTCGATCAGCTTCGTTTTCAGGGCCAATCCGGGAGAAACGATCTCGATGGACGAACCATGCTCGTAAATCTGCACATCGGCGGATTTCAGGTGCTGGATGATGACGCCAACGGCTTTTCGAGGAATGATTCGGCTGGGGCGCTCCAAAACATCGCCAGCATACCGGCATGCCGCAATTTTATTGCCATCCGTGGCGGTGAAATAGAGGCCATCCTTCTTGGCCTCCCATGCGACGCCGTTGAGATAATAGCGCGTCTCCTTCGTCGAGATGCACCATTTCACCTTGGCCAGCAGAGCGGCAAGCGATCCGTTCCCGAAACCTTCGATCCGCGCGCCACGCTCGCCGGATATGACGGGGAAATCAGCGGCGGGAAGGGCTGGCATCTGATAGATAGCCGACCCGTCGATTGTGATCGTCACGCCGGTTTCTGTGCGCTCGATCCGCATCGGGGAAACGCCGGAAGCCTTGGCAATGTCGGACAGTTTGCGCGCGTCGATGCAGATGGAGAAAGGCTCGCCAGCCTCGATAACATCGACATGGACGGTGGCCGAAATATCCAGGTCTGTGCCGGTGACGGTGAATGCGTCTTTGGTGATCGTCAGTAACACGCACGACAGAATAGGGATGGTGTTGCGCC